TTTTGCGAGTACAGCAAGGCTTGCATGGCCCATCTGAGGCCGGATCATGAGAGCGTGGTGTTCGCTAAAAAGAAGGAGGTTTAATCATTCATCATAGTTGAAAGCTGCATTCATCTATGATGAGATAAATAAAAAAAACAGAGAAAATGACAAATGAGGAATTGAAGAAATACAAACGGCCATTACCAATGGCCTTTACGATGCTCCCGATCGATTTCATAGATGAGCATATCGAGGACGAGCATGGAGTTTACGAGACGGGTATGTTCTCCTACAAAAGAAAGGATATTCTTATAAATAAGGAAATGGGTAAATGGCATCTGTCCGTATCCGCCAATCACACGCTCGGATATTACGAACTGAAAGAGATACGATACAAGTTCATGCCGGACAGCATGCAGGTAGCGCAGATATTTCCTCCACGTAAGGAATTTGTTAACCTGCACGAGAATTGTTTCCACCTGTACCAAATCAAATTCGATGAATAAGTCATGAAGCAATACAACGATTGGGAAGAGATCGACAAGGACACGAACGGCCTTGTCACCTCGCTACCTACATGGTGCTTTTCTTGAACGACCAAGTGTATAACTACACGGTATCACTCATGGAGGCCATAAGGAATAGCGAGCACTACAGGCATAACGCAAAACGGACGGCCAACGCTATCGAGAGGGGGATAAACGCTTATAACACGAACATCTTCCGGATAGCCAAGGCCAACAAGGAGGCGTTCGCCGAGATAACGCAAAGCATGGAGGAGGACGTACAGCCTCATATAGACCGGTATTACTACACGATCAGCCAGATATTGCTGGATCACGGGGTATCCGGTTCGGCGAACAGGATAGCATCCTTGTCATCCACGATAAACATGATTGCGCAGATGTCTAGGATCACGATATACGATTTCGGCGAAAGGATGCGGGGGATCGTCCCGTTGGCGTACAATCCCCTGTCCTATCTAGATTTGGGCAGGGTAGAGTTCCTAAGTGACCGGTTATCAAGCGAGGTCACCGGGAAGGACGTGAGAATAAACTTAAATGAGCAGCCCGGGATCGTGAAGGCGTTCACGGCGATAAGCAACGCCTTGCTAAGGCCGGAGGTCTTTGAGAAGGCTTTCGACAGGGCGGGATAAATAAAAAACTATCAATAATGAAAGATGTAGAATTATTCAGGGATTCTTTCCAGAATTTTAAAACATATCAAATACCAAAGGCACAGCTTATAATAGCAGATGTGCCTTACAATCTTGGGGAAAACGCTTATGCTAGCAATCCGTCATGGTACAAGGATGGAGACAACAAAAATGGAGAAAGTGAGCTTGCGGGAAAGAAATTCTTCAATTCTGAAAACGAGTTTAGACCGGCAGAGTTTATGCATTTTTGTAGCGACATGTTAATGAAAGAACCTAAAAAGCAAGGTTGCTCTCCCTGCATGATATTGTTCTGTGAGTACGAGCAACAATTCATGTTTATAGAATTAGCTAGGAAATACGGACTTATGAAATATATCCCGCTCGTTTTCCGGAAGAATTTCTCGGCGCAAGTATTGAAAGCGAATATGAAAGTAGTTGGGAATTGTGAATACGGTCTCTTGTTGTACCGGGAGAAGCTGCCTAAATTCAACAATGATGGAAGGATGATTTTCAATTGTTTTGACTGGGCGGTAGACAACGATACGCCTAAGATTCATCCTACACAGAAGCCTGTGCCGCTACTTCGCAGACTGATAGAGATTTTCACCGATAAAAACGACGTTGTTATCGATCCTGTAGCAGGAAGCGGAAGCACGCTATTGGCCGCAGCCCAATGTGGAAGAAAAGCGTATGGATTTGAGATAGATAGAATTTTTTACGACAAAGCAAACAGACTTGTTTTATCAAGAATACAAAAAACATTGTTTTGATATGAGAAATAAAGAACTAATCG